AATCTCATCCATCTCTGCTGCGTCACCCGCTGACCACGCAGCCTTCTTTACATACTTCTGTCGCTGAAACTCGGCGTACTCCAGCTTACCCCTCCAATAATGTGCGGGAAGATTGCTATCCATTTTTATTTTATTACTTTACTTTACACTGCCTGTTATTACTTTGGTGGCATGCGGTATTCAATTTTTTAGCCCTTAGGCCGAACACATGACGCACTCTTCCTCCTCCTTCTTTGCTGGCTGCGCAATCTGCTGTACCGGCTCAACTGTGAACTGCTGGGCCTTAACAACTGACTTGGTCCGCAGATAATAGATACCCGTCTTAAGACCCTGCTGCCACGCATAGACGTGCATTGAGGTAAGCTTGCGGAAATCGGGGTCAGCCACATAGAGATTGAGTGACTGACTCTGGCAGACATATGCTCCCCGCTGAGCTGCCATATCAATCATCGTCTTCTGCTTCATCTCCCAAACCGTCTTGTACAGAGCCTGTGTCTGTGTGGGAATCTCAGCGATGCCCTGTACAGACCCTCCATTTCCAATAATCTTGTTCTTGAGTTCAGGGGACCAAAGACCAAGGGCTAGAAGGTCGCTAATTAGATACTTATTGACAAGAATGAATTCACCTGCTAGTGTCCGGCGGGTATAGATATTGCTTGTGAAGGGCTCAATACACTCATTGTATCCGAGAATCTGGCTAGTGGATGCGGTCGGCATCGGAGCAACTAGCAGAGAATTCCTCAGACCATGCTGATGGATATCATGCTTGAGCTGAGCCCAGTTAAGGCCTTCCGCAGCCTCAGGTTTAACGGACCAAAGGTCAAACTGGAGTTCGCCTAGAGAAGCGGGGGAGCCCTTGAATGTCTCATAGGGCCCCTCTGCCTTTGCCAAAAGCATAGACTGCTGGAGGGCTGCGTAGTACATGTGGGCGAAAATCTGCTTGTTAAGAGCGTACGCCTCCGGGCTTTCCCATGACAACTTGAGAAGTGCAAAGACATCAGCCAAGCCTTGGACACCGAGGCCAACGGGACGATGACGCATATTAGACTTGAGTGTCTCCGGTGTCGGATAGAAGTTTACATCAATCACCCGATTCAGATTAACCGTTGCCAAAGCCACAGTCTTACGGAAAGCAGCAAAGTCAAATGCTCCATTCTTAATAAATGCGGGGAGGGCCATTGACGCAAGGTTACAGACAGCCGTCTCATCCGGTGCTGAGTACTCAATGATCTCCGAGCAGAGATTAGATGACTTGATAACACCCAGATTCTTCTGGTTGCTTTTCTTGTTACAAGCGTCCTTGTAGACGAGATAGGGTGTACCCGTCTCAATCTGCGACTCAAGAATCTCAAACCAAATCTTCTGAGCCTTCACCGTCTTGCGGCCCTTGCCTTCCGCCTCGTACCGTTCGTATAGTGCCTTAAACTCATCGCCGTAGCAGTCGGATAGGCCGGGTGCCTCAGATGGGCAGAAGAGTGTCCAGTCACCATTCGCAATTACACGCTCCATAAAGAGGTCGGGTACCCACAGAGCATAGAAGAGATCACGGGCCTTCTCGTCCTCCGAGCCTGTATTCATCTTCATGCGGATGAAGTCACCAATATCAGCGTGCCACGGCTCAAGGTAGATGGCGAAAGAGCCGTTACGCTTTCCACCACCATTATGTGCTAGTCCAAAGTTGGCAATTGTATAATCATGAGGTTCTTCAATCCTAAAATCAAAGATAGGACCCTCATAAGTTGTTTCTCCAATTGTTTCAATTGTCTTATAGGTCCAATTATCACCAAAACGAGAACATAGAATATCCCCTACGCATAGTTCTTTTACTTCAATATATTCGGGTTTTACAATCTTGGTTACAACTTCAATAGGACGATTGTCATTCTTGATTGCAAGAAGTGGATGAGTATCAGTAACACGAACACCATTAATAATACAAAGATCACCAGTATGCCAATGACTGATACACTTTAAAACTTTCTTAAATTCCCCTGTACTTGTCAATACCAGATCTCCTTCCATAAAGTCAGAGATGGGCTTATTTCCCTTATCAGAAACAACGAGGGTTTCAGGAGTAAAACATTGGTCAACGTAGCAGGCCGTGTTATTGAAAACCCGGAGCATCGGAACAATTCCGTTTGAAACACCATTCGTGCCATGGATGATTGAACCCTTGGCCCTAACATTATGGATGTGGAGACCAATGCCGCCGCTGTGCTTGCTGATCGTAGCACAGTCCTTGAGCGTATCGTAGATTCCAGCAATAGAATCCTCCTTCATCGCCAGTAGGAAACAACTGCTAAGCTGAGGCTTCGGTGTACAACTATTGAAAAGTGTAGGAGTCGCATGCGTATAAAGCTTCTGGCTCATTGCGTCGTAGGTCTCAAATGCCTTCTCCAGGTTATCGGGCCAGAGTTCCAGGGCCGTCCTCATCCACATATGCTGCGGCCTTTCTAGTACCTTGCGATACTCGTCGCGGAGAAGATAGGACTTCTCTAGCGTCTTGAAACCGAAATAATCAAAGAGATAGTCCCGGTTATAATCCAACTTTGCCTCAATCTCAGCGTGATGAACTGCTAGAATCGCAGTCAGCTTATCACTGACAGCCGGCTGCGTCTCCCCACGCTTGTTCTTGACTGCTGCTAGACGCTGAGCAACCTCTAGGAAAGTTGTCGGAGTACTCTTGTGATGGTTACTTACCGCAATACGCGACGCAAGAATGCCATAGTCAGGATGCTCGGTCAAATAGGCTACCGCCGTAACACATGTCAACTCATCCAGTTCACTTGTCTTAATTCCGTCAATAATGGAACCCAGAACCTTCTGTGCGATCATTGTTGCATTCACAGAAAGACCATCGCAGGCACCACGAATTCGAGCAGTAACCTTATCAAAGCTTACAGCCTCCATTTCACCATTTCGCTTCTGGACACGCATCTCTACCGTATTAGACATTCCTTTATGCGTTTCCAGAACGCAAAGGGGTGTTTCAAATTTATTATGTGTATAGGATAGAATGTTGGGCATATTCATCATAATATTATTATTGTTGATTGGTCTAAATATTACGACTAGTATGAAAAATACTTCTCCATTGGCTGGGCCTGCGTTTCTGCCGATGTCTAAGCAGGAGAACTTCTTGAGTGCTCGGGATGCCGCTAATGATTACAGGCTTCTAGCAGATGTTATACCTGTTACCAATCCTGAAGAGACTGTCCGCTATGATATTACATCGGATGTATGCCGACAGATGGATGCGTCAGAGGATTTGAAACTAAATGGGGACTATTCGCAAAGAACTAATAATTATAAGCGAACGTTCCCTGATAGTTGCTCAGCTCCTCGGCACGAGATGCTGCTGGACTTTTATAGTAGTGACAAACAAAAACCATTTCAAGACGGAAACTTAGCGTGCTAATCATCTTTTACGAACATGTACTTATTCTGTGTTGCGGACCAGCGTTCATATTCTTGATCCCAAGCCGACCAGAATGCTAGATAGCCCGGATATCCGACTTCAGTCCACCAGAAAGAGTTTCTGTGAACTGTTTTCCAATGACTATCTTCTAAGAACCAATATGTCCTTTCGCGGAGAATGCTATCGTGTTTGAGTATGGGCTGCCATGCATCTAGCAGTTTCGGATTAATGGAAGTGGCGGGACCATATTCATACCGTAGATTTCCATCCTCTTCAATAACGGCTAGAACACCCGCCCAGCCCTCCTTTTTAGGAAGATCGGGTGACTGACTAAACTTCATTTCTACATATTCTACTGCTGGACACCCGGTAACCTCCATTTGAATTTGCATCTGGCAGTAATATTCATAGGGGATTTCATCATCTATAAGAAGGCGTGTAATTGGACACTTGATTTCAATCAGATGTCCTGCTCTTGAGCCTGCTTCTACGACACCGTCTGGACTAGCAGCCAGTTTCTTAAAGGTGGGATGGACTGCTCGGCCTAGATTATCTGCTATCGGGCTTCCGTCAAAGAATAAGATAGATGCCATGTTTCTAGCAACTGACTCATAGCGATGCCCCCATGTAGTCGCCTGAAGTGAATAATTATCATTACTTACTGCTACGGGCTGAAGTTCTGGAGCCGGTGTAAATGCGGAGTCAATCTGACTTTGTAGTAGTGCCTCCTTCTGAAACTTGCGATCGTAGACATTACGTTTTGCTGCGGGTGCTGTTCCAATAGCATATCCGAATTCGCTAGCAGTTAGTAGTTTAATTTTCTCTGCGTGCCACTCAGTCGTATGTTGCTCGGTCTGGGGCTTATCTTTTAGTGATTTGATGAAAGTGGCGGCATCTTTTGGCTCAAACTTTGAGGCTTTCTTTTGTGCCCACTTCATTGATGAAAGAAGAAGGCAGTCTAAGATTTCTCTTTCTGCTTTAATTTGCTTAGCATCTTTGACCAGATGGTCATTAAGAGTTAGCCATTCATCCCAGATATCTTCCCGAACATAGCCGAGTTCCCAATTATCAAGTGGAAAATTCCGCTCTGACATTTCAGACCATTCATTAAACCAGTGGCAGATGCCCGAATACATTGCCTCTATTTCTCCTGCGGGTTTTCCGCTGTCTCCTGCTGTGTTTGCGACTGTGGTAACCGTGTTCTCCGCTTGGTTGCTCGTGGTAACTCGACCTTAAATTGACGAAGGCCTGCTTCTGATGTTGTTATTGTTAGCCCTTTTATTTCATCAATTTTACATGTTTCGGTGTTATACAATACAATCTGCCGGGTTTTTAGCAGACCACGGTCCAAGGATGAAAGAAGGCACTGTGTTAGACGTTGCTTTTCCTCTACTGTAGCATCGTATGCTTCGGCAAAAGACTTTAAACGATCAATCTTTAGAGCACGATCAAGTTTCAACCAAGGCTTCTTGAGCGTATTCTTATTCTCAATTGAAAAAAAGGCTTCCATGCCTTTCTCCATGTTCTGGAGGAAGTCAAGGGGTTGCTGTGGAACTTGAGGTGCTTGACCTTGCGGTTGTACTGCTCCAACTGAATTTATAATCGTTTTGACACGTTTTACTGTCTTTGCTCTTTGCATCCTAAAGTATATTAGCGTCAGGTGTTTAGGTTCGCTATAGTGGGTCACTGGTCTTACTAGAGACATCAAGTGCTCTTCGTAATACATTTTGAGTTTGAATGGGGAGATTGGCGGCCTTGTTCCATCCAAATGGATCTTCTACTGATTTCAGTACCTTGTTGTATAAGATTGTTGTGCTTTGCCATGATTTATCTGGCAAATTATGTTCTTCAAATATGGAGGGTGCTTTTGATTCAGATAGCCAGGAAATCTTAT